ATGCAATTTGATGCGCGAACCGCCAAGCAGCTCACGGCAGGCCAACACTTTACCATTACCGACTGCCCCGGTCTGCGCCTTGAAGCAACGGCGACGCGGCGGAGCTGGATCTACCGCTATAAAAGCCCCGTCGACGGGCGCATGCGCCAAGTCAAGATCGGCGAGTGGCCAGCGATGTCGCCGGCAGTGGCGCACGTCGAGTGGGAGAAGGCGAGGCAGAAACGCGACGGCGGCGTCGACCTGTCGATCGAGGTCAAGTCGGCCCGCCTGGCTGAACGCGATGCCATCCAGGCCGCGCAAGACAAGCGCAGGGCCGCAAAGTTGACGGTGGCCAAGGTCTGCGACGAGTACCTGGTGGGCCGGGTCGAGCGCAACCGCAAGGAAAAGGGCGCGGCTGAAGTGCGCCGGATGTTCTCGACCATGCTCGGCGAGTTCGGCGAGATCGAGGCGGCAAGTCTCACCAGGTCGCAGGCGTTTGATCTGCTTGGCCAATACCTCGACATCCCCGTCCAGGCTGCGAAGCTGCGCGCCGAGCTGGGCGCGGCCTGGGACTATTCGCTCGATGCTGGCCGGCTACCCGAAACTGCGCCCAACTGGTGGCGCCTGATCATGCGCGGCCAACTGAAAAGCAAGGGCCGCGTCGCGCAGGGCGTTTCCACCGGCACCAAGAAGCGAGTCCTTGACGAGCGCGAGCTGGGCGATCTGGTGCGATGGATACCGAACTTTTCGCGCCTGGTTGGCGACCTTGTTACGCTGCAGCTTTGGACGTGCACGCGCGGCTCGGAGATTACGGCGATTCAGCGCGAGGAAGTGACGGAGGAGGTCGACGGCTTGTGGTGGACGATTCCTCACTCCAAAACTAAAAATGCTAGACATGAGAATTCGGGGGACTTGAGGGTGCCGCTGATCGGGCGGGCCGAAGCGATCATTCGCCGGCGCTTGCAGGCAGTGGAGGGGTCTTACTTATTCCCGTCAAGCGGGAAAGCAGACCACGTTCAACAGAAGACTGTCGGCGCAACGGTGTGGATGCACATGCCGTACAGTGAGACGCGGCCCGACTATGTACGCCCGCGTCTCACTGTGACGCACTGGGCACCGCATGACCTGCGCCGCAGCGGCCGAACGCAGCTCGCCGCGCTCGGCTGTAGCGATGAAATCGCCGAGGCGTGTCTCGGTCATATGCCGGTTGGCGTGAAAGGGATTTACAACCGGCACCGCTACGATCAGGAGCGCCGGCTCTGGCTCACAAAACTGAGCGACCACCTGGAGACGCTTGCCGCTACCAATTCAGTGTACTAGGCAAAACCTGATCGAAATTCTTCTCATTTGTCGTTAATAGGGCGGTTGAGTGGCAAAATCAATCCTCTTGCCCCCGCAATACCAAGCGACATAGTAGCTCGCGTCATAAAACGAACCAGCGATAGGAAAAGACTTTTCTAAGCCATCGAGGTTGGTGTTACTGTTAGAAACTTAATTGGAGGAGCGAACATGAGCAACACAGTGATACGCTCCTACCTTGGATGGGACATCACCATTCGATGTTCGCATCGTTCTGGAGTTGCCACAGCGATTCGCGCAGCAACCTTCACCGCGATCGCTGAAGCAGAGCTTCAGGCAGACCAGGATCCGGCCAAGTGGGTGGATGCCCGGATGCAGATGATAAACACCGGCAACCGATCTTTTGGTAGTGATGGTGGTTGCATCGACAGTTTGTTCGCAGAGGCAATGGAACTGATAGATGCGCTCAGGCGCTAATCGCGTTAGTTGGGGGCGTAATAGTCACTCAAGGCAGGGCATAGGTCAGGGCGCGTCGGCGACTAAGAGTTAGTTCAGCTCGGGTTTGCCTTTCGCGTTCTTTCTAGAAGTGTTCTCTGGCGGCAGGTTTTCCGAGACGGGGCGCTGTTCTGCCCACTCGGCGATCTCGCGATAGAGCCACGCCACGCGACGCCCGGACAAAGAACGCGGCGGCGGGAAGGCACCCTCTCGCACGAGGCGCTGAATGCTCGTCTCGCTGAGCGACATTGCAGCAGCAACTTCTGGCAGGCCCAGATAGAGCGGAGGTAAAGCTATTTTCATTGTGCCCTCATCCGAATAGTGGAACGAAGAGCGGCATGCAGTGCGTCCATGCGAGGGCCAATTGTCTCCCCATCGCCGTTCTGGTAATCGCCAAACGACGCCTGGCTGCATCCGATAAGCATGAGGTCGAAGACGGCGTGCGCTTCAGCCAGCAGATCACCGTGCGGTGGTAATTCTAGGCCTGCCTGGGATCCGACCAGGTCATGCCGCGCGATGATCGCAGCCCATAGGGGCTCTGGCTGGAACACGCCGCATTCGCGGATCGCGTCTTTGATGTGCGGCGCCAGCGCGACCGAGAGCACGCGGAAGCCAGCGGGCACGCGCCAGTTTTGGCACTGGCTGAGCGTGTGCTCGCCGCCACATTGTGGGCATTTTTTCATGGCAGCTTCCTTTTGTCGCGGCACGGAGCGCAGGCATTACGTACAAGTCGCGGCGATTGCTCACCGCAGTATTCGCACTCGCCCGGCGCGCCGGGCTCCAGCTGTGCATGGCGGCGCAGGTTTGCAATGCGCGCCTCCTCCAGCACCGCCTGGCGCTCGTCAGATTGATCGATAAAATCAGGCATGGATCGCTCTCCAGCGTGAGTTGTACCCGCGATACTCGGTCTCCTGGCCTGGCCGCTCTGCGCCATGCCAGCAGATCATTGCCTGAAGCCGGCCGGCGCGTACAAGGCTGCTCAGGACGTGCCCCATGCAGAAGCCGATCTTGTGCTTGTCGCGGACCTGGGCGAAATCGTGCCATCCCAGCCATCGCTCCGGGTTTGCAGTGGCAACGGCGAGCAGCTCGACTTTGATCGGCTCGGTGAACGCAAGATCGAAGCGACGCTGCACGTCTGGTGGTCCCCCGCCGATGCGGCGCGTTGGTTCAGGAAACAGGGCCATTTGTGCGATGGCCGGGCGGCGACGCGCAGTTTCAGATCTCACACTTAACCTCATGGATAAAGTTTTTCAGGGCTACGCGGTACTGGCTCAGACTTTGAAAGGCCGACGCGTACTGGTCGGACTCGACGAGGTGAAGTATTGCGTCGAGTCGCTCGGTCATCTGTTCAACCGTCGGCCCGGCCAGGGCGCCTTCAGCGCGGGGTGCCGGTTTGGGCATTGTGTTCGTGTTCATGTAAGACTTTGGCAGTAGCGCCTCTCAGGCGCCGACGGTGGATAAATAAATCTCGACTTCGGCTATAGCGCGCTGGAGCACATTGACCGGCACTTTTGGGAGCGCTCTGTCGATGCTCCGGATTGACTCGCGCAGGTCCTGCGCTTCGTCCTCAGTGAGGCCAATTCTGTGCACCCGCTCGTATCGGTCGCATACGTTCGAGAGCGTATCGGTGCCCAGGTCGATTCCTTCCCCGTACACCCCGGCGCGCGCCAGCTGGGCCAGCATCTTTGACATCGTGTTGTAGGCATCGACGGACGGGCGGTTGATCAACGTTTCGCACGCGGCGAACAGCTCCAGCATCAGGCGCTTGTAGGTTTCGCTGCCCATGGGCACGTGCGCCTTCGGCTGGAACTGTTTGCGCATGTGCCCGCCTACGGCTTGCCGATGAGGACGGTGAAGCCGTTCTCACGCGCGTGGTCGATATAGCCCTGGAAGGCGTCTTCGATGACGTCGAGCGGCCGCTCCAGCTCGAACCAGAACTTGACCTTGCCGGCCAGTAGGCGATACTTAAGCCGGGCGTGAACCTTGTAGCCTTCGCCGCCCTTGAAGATGCGCAGCCCAATTGAGAACGCCCGGGGGATCTCCAGCGCGCCATTGGCGCCAGCGCGCGCGTCGATGTTCTCGCTGTACGCCAGCTGCACCTGGCCGTTATCCAGGCGCCGGGCGGTATTGAAGTTGACTTCGGTCTTGGTCTGGAGCGTGGTGGCCACCGCCAGCAGAGTTTCGCCCGACGGCTCGGCAATGTCCGCGATGTTATCTTCGAGGAAAATCGCAAATGCCTCTTGCTCCATGGCCTTGCCGTTATGGGCCATCCAGACAGCGAATTCGCGGCTCAGCTCGGCGGTATAGACAGCGCGGTGGTCACGCCAGCCGGCGTAGTCTTCCAGCTTGCGATGCTCATTGAAAACAGCAGTCAGGGTGCGGCTGTCCGGGTCGGCATAGATATACGTGTTCCAGGGTTCGCCCTGATCGGCAGCATACACGTTGAAACTGGCCAGGTCGCCGAGGTGAACAGTGCCGCGCTTACGGCTGGGTGCAGCACTGGCTTTCTCGACCGCATCCGTCAGGTCGATATGGCGGTGATCAGCAGGGATCACCAGGTGAGTCGTGTCCGCGTGCTGTTGGATGGCACAGGCGGCTAGGGACAGCGCGCCAATACGGTCGATGGCCGATTCAGTGACGACGATCTGCTCGTCCGCGTGGGCGTTGCTTTGCGTGTTCTCGATCATTGCGCTGCTTCCTTAAAGGTTGTCGGCTTTGCCGGGGTCGCGTCGCGCAACTCGAGGTTGCCCTGGCGCGGGTGGTTGCGGGACAGCTCGTTGTCGTCGGTGAGCCAGTAGAAGTCGGAGCCGCGCTCGGGCTTGGGCACATCGACCTTGAGGGTGTCGGTGATCGTGACCTTGTCGATGTCGCTGCCGCGGCTGGCCGGCTTGATCTTGATCTGCAGCGTGATCGAACCGCCCTTGCCGTTTTCCTTGACGGCGGTGATCAGCTCGCCCAGGGCGGCAGTCAATTCGGAGTGGGCGCGGCCGTCACGCAAGTCTTGCAGGAATACGGCGAATGCTTTGGACATGCTGGCTCCGATCAGTATTTCTTGCCGCCCGCGGCCAGGCGTGCTTCTGGCTTGTGGTCGGCGCGGGTAAGATTGAAGGCGAGCTTTTCGGCGATGGTGGTGCCCAGGTCATATCCCTTACTGCCGGCCAGGTCGAAGATGCGGATCACGGCGTCGGCCAGCTCGACTTCGAGCATGTCGCGGTGGGGCAGAGCGTCGTCCTTGAGGCCCTTGCGGTGGCCTTCCATACCTTCTGCCACTTCGGAGACGATCAGCATCAGGATCTCGCCGGTGTTGCGCTGGATGCGCTCGCCCGTCTTGGGATCGGACCACCAGCCACCGTGCACGGCGGCACCATGGCACTGCTGGTTGAGGATTTGGCCGGCGGTCTGGAGCGCCGGGCTGTTCATTTGAAATTGCATAATTTCCTCTATTCGTTGTCGTTGGCTTGCAGCTTTTTCACATCAAACCGCGCGCGGCGCTGCATGTGCCGACGTGCGAGTAACTTCAAAATCAATTCCAGGGCCCGGTCTTTGAGCATCTCGTCCAGCGGGGCTTTGGTGCACAGCGCGCGGTGTGCAATTTCCAGTGCTGCGCGATCTGGCTCGACGCGGTCCATGCTTCACCTGCGGCGCAGCTTGTAGGCGTGGAAAGCGGCATCGATGATCGACATGCCGATGAAGCGGTAGTAGCGGTACAGGGCAAGGAAGCGCATACGGTCCTCAGGCGGGCATGACGGTGATGGCGCAAGCACCAAAGCGATCAATGGCTTCCATGTGGACAGCCGCGCTGTCAGTGCCGATTGCGATGTAGGTAACGGTGGCGCAGCTGGTGCGCACGCGGACATTGAAGGCGCTCATGCGGCGGCCCCGGTAGTGAAATCGGCGAAAGCACAGTATTCGAGGTGAGCCTCGCCCATCGGCATGCGGCAGCAGGCGCATGCGGGGGCGCTGCGAGTGATGGATGGCGCAGGTGCGGACATAGCGGCCGCTGCAATAGCTTCCGTGATGTGAATCGCCCCGTCATACGGCTGATCGGTCAGCGCAAGGGTGTCACGTGGGACGGGTCCGCCTGGCACCCAGTCGTCAACGACGCGCGACTTGCCGTAGAACTTGGCGATGGCCGTGGCGTGCACGGTCTTGCCGCTGCCTGGTGGCCCGTACACCACGATGCCTTTGTGGGCAACAGCACTTGATAGTTGACTCATTTCACCTCCGTTAAGGTCTTTCCGCGACCTGGTGATTTAGTATAGAACAACTATACATCATCAGTAAAGAAAAACTATACTAAGGAGGCAAATTTTTTTTGGCGAAAAAAAAACCCGCAAGGCTGCGGGTCTATCTAAGGTGGATTTTAGAGTTTTACGCTGGGCCGGCCAGGGGCACCTGGAGGAGGGCTCGGTATGCTTCGAGCGTCTTTGTGATATTTTTTATGGCTTTCGGCGACAGCTCATAGTCACGCTGTTTCTCGTCCCCGCTCAAACGGATAGTGGACTTTTTCCCGGACACAATCCTTTGCAGCGCGGCCAGGTCGGATTGAGTGGCAAAAAAATCAGCTCTCTCGAACACCCCGGCAGAGTTATTGTCTCGAACGACGCCCGACCGGCCAAGAATCTTCTCATAAACAATCACGTCGTCGGACATGACTTTGAATTTGTTCCAAAAGATCCAGCTGTCGGCGTGAAAATCAACGCTGATGCGTAATACAGGACCGCTCCCATCCATCAGGCCTATGTAAGTCGACAGGTGGTCGCCAAAAACGTTCGTGCCAGCAGCAGTGTAGAAAGTCACTTTCTCGATCTTGTCACGTTCGGACTTAAATCCCTTTAGGATATCCGCTACTCGTTTCGCACGCTCTTCTTTGGTTATAAGGGCGGTGGCTGGAGACGGCCCTGTGGTGCTGGCCGAATTAGCAGTCAAAGTCGATGGCGATACCGAGGTTTTTGAAGCGGCAGCCGGTGCCTTATCCGAACAGCGAGACGCCGCGATTCCAACTACGAAGATACCTATCACCCAATACCAAACCTTCGATGCGGGCTTTTTTGGCTTGGCGCCGCAGTTCGCGCATGCAGCAGCTGTAGTGCTCACATCTTTTCCACATTCACTGCATTTAATCAGGGCCATAGTAGTCTTTGCAAGTTTAGGGATTTTTCGAAGATTCCATTTTAGTGAATTATTCTTGCAGGAAACTCACGAAAAATATCGAATCCCGGACCTTTATCAAATCCGATCGCTCTCCTTACGGACTACTTTTCCAATGATGATGCACGCGTCGCCTCGGCAAATTTTGCGGTGATGCTTTCGCTGATCCGAATTATCAGACGTAAGCCACCATTCTCCGGCGTCGCGGGAAAGCCGCTTCACGACGGCTTCGCCCTCGTAGTTGACGGCGAAAACCGCACCGTCGACTGGGGACTTATCAGCCGTGTTTATCACCACGATGTCGTCCTCATACAGAGAAGGCTCCATACTTTCGCCTTTCACCAAAATACCTATCAGACTGGATGGGTTAAAGCCCGAGCGGTCAATCCAGTTCCTGCGCATCCCGACGGTCCCTGAGTCACGCCGCTCTGGTTCGGTTTGGAATCCTGTCACACCCGCTTGAAGCCTCAATTTCACCATCGGAATCTGCACAAAATCTGGATCATCTTTCTCTGCTATCCGAACGGCCATTGCACCCGCAATTTGAGGTATTTCGCTCGGGGCGGCAACATTCAGACCCTTGACAATCTCATCGGGAAGCATCTTCCCTGTGACCTTCGATATCGCCATCAACTGCCATAGGCTGGGCGCGTGCTTGCCGGTCTCCCAATGCGAAATATTGGCTTTGGTATGGCCGCGTTCTGTGCCCAGCTCCAGGGCAAGCTTCGCTCCCAGAGCCGCTCCAGAAAGCCCGGCTTCGGTCCGGGCTTCTTTAACCCAGTGCGAGATGAGGTCTTTAGTTTCCATGCGCGGATCGTATAGGAAATCTAAACAATAATGGTATAGAAAAGCTGGACAACATAGTATAGAATCCCTATACTTTGGAAATATTACTCACCAGGCCGATGAAATGACCCCAGAAGAAGCACTTGATCAAGCGGTTGCGCGTGTCGGCTCCATGCAGGCATTGGCGAATCTTCTTGGCGTAACCAAAGGCGCGGTTAGTCAATGGAAGCTGGATGGCCGCCGAATCCCAGCCGAACACTGCCCGACGATTGAACGGATTACAGAAGGCTGCGTGCGATCCGAGCAGCTCAGGCCAGATGTCGATTGGGCGGTGATTCGCCATAGCGAAACTGCCTCCAACTGTGCCTAAGTAAGAAAGATCTGTTTTCACGCCTGATTTCTTTCGGAAATTTGTATGCACAGATCTTCGTTCAAATTTACTTGCTTTTCATCATTCATTTTGAGGCACCCCGCATGAACATTCTTGACGCGTTCCACAGCACCGTGCATTCGGCTCCAGGCGGCTGCGAGGCCTTAGCCGTCCGGCTGGGGATGTCGCCCGTAATCCTCCGGAACAAGGCAAATCCGAACAGCACGACGAACAAACCGATGCTCGATGACGCGGATCGCATCATGGGCCTGACCGGCGACTACAGCGTGCTTCATGCCCTGGCCGCAAATCACGGCTTCGTACTGGTGAGCGTTGAGGATTCAGCGAAGGCTTCTGACATGGCAGTCCTGGAGATGATGAGCAAGTGCTGGGCCACAAATGGCGAGTTTGGCGCGGAGGTCAATAAAGCCCTGGCTGATGGGCGCATCGAGCGCCGTGAAATCCCGGTTATTCGCGAAGCGCTGCTCCGCAACATTGGTGCCATGCATCAGCTGGTCGCGCGGCTCGAGGCAATGGCCGAGAAGTAAGAACTCGGCAATCCACAGAAAATTTACAAAAATCGGCTATGACAATACACACCGCCCCGCCTCACGTTACACCCCGCGAACCAATCGCGCCACGCGTTACGACCAGGAAAACGCCTGTCGAATGCACTTGCCCGCCTGAAGGGCAAGTTTTCCGTCGCGATAAAGTGAGCTGCCGCCAGCACTACGAAGGCATGCTGACGCAGCAGTTGAATGAGGCCGGTGCGCATGGCCACGCTTGACCAAGTTGTCGAGCAGATGGCCGCCCACGGCCTGCCGCAGTTGCCGCACGGTCATCCTGTGCTCGATGGCAAGATCCACCGGTTCGGTCCAGGCAAGAAAGCGTGGTACGTGCTCCGCGAGCTGGACCTAAATTCCGGGCGGCGTGTAGTCACTGGTGCCTTCGGCTTGTGGCAGGGGCAAAGCCAGAATGCCATCCCGGTAAAGCTGGACTGGGATGGCGTATCGAGTGAGGAGCGCGCCGAATTTGAGCGCAAGCAGAAGGCCTTCGAAGAAAAGGAAGCGGAGAAGCGCGCCCGGCAGGCTGAGATGGCAGCGAACCGCGCCAGAATGCAGTGGTCTGCCGGGGTCTCGCTGGAGACTGGCACCGACTCTCCGTACCTCACTCGCAAGCAAGTCGCGGCCGAGGGCTTACGCTGCCAGCCTGACGGCACCATCCTCATTCCCATGAAGAAATACACGTCGACTGGCGCCATGCTGGTCGGCTTACAGAAGATCGCCCCTGACGGCAGCAAACGCTACAGCAGCGGCATGGACAAGATCGGTGCCGGCTACCTGCTTGGGAAGATCGCCCCTGACACCATGGTAATCGGCATGGGGGAAGGATATGCGACGGGGGCTACCGTGCGTATGGCCGATGGGTACATGACGCCGATCATGCTGGCGTTCGATGCGGGCAGCTTGCTTGCTGTGGCGCGCCAGCTTCGCGCCGATTTTCCGCTGGCGCACATCCTGTTCTTTGCTGACGATGATAACTTTGCGGCAGCCAGGCTTACCGAATACCTGGCAAGCGAGTTCAAAGTCAGCACGCCTGTGCATATCGATGGCATCGAGCAGCAGCTGGTGGCGCTCGATGGCAGCGCAGTAAAGGTGATCGCTACCTGGCGCACGGATTCGAACGGTACGCCGTTTATCGAAGCTGACATTCGCTGTGGCCGCCTCATGCGGATCACAAAATTTGAGAACGCCGGCATCGCTAAGGCCAGGGCCGCTGCTCGCGCTGTTGGCAATGCTTCCGTGGTCGTGCCTTCCTTCGCTGCTCGTGGTGAGAATCGCTGGTCCGACTTCAACGATCTGCACGTGAACGAATCGCTTCAGGTGGTACAGGATCAGGTCCGCACCGCTATCGCCGCAGCGCGCAGCGCGGCCCCTGGTGATGCGGCTCCCTGGCCTGTCGATGCAGCGCCACCGTCTCCCGCACCCTCTATCGCAGGAGAACCGGCCACGGATGTGACGCCACCCAGTGCAGAGATTTTGCTGGCCCACTTTGCTCTGGTCTACGGTACGACGGATGTGTGGGATGGTCTGCGCAAGCAAAAGCTCAAGCGTTCGGCCTTTCACGCCGCTGTAGGCAAAGCCGCAGCGACGGCATGGGAGGCCGATCCAAGGCACCGGATCGTGACGCCTGAGACCTTGCCTTCGCTGATTCGCGGCCGCGCCGTCGGTCCGGGGGGCGGGGGGAGGCTCACCGAGATGCTCGACCAGCTGACGCTGCTGCGCGGTACCGAAACTGTATGGGACGGCATTGGCCACCAGGTGATGTCCCTGGGCGCCGTGCGCGCCGACTATACCGCCGAGCTGACGGGCAAGTGGCAAGAGCACGCCCTGCGCAAGACCATCGAGGCCAAGAATCTGGTATTCGATCCCACTCAGCAGGCCGATCCTGAGACGCACGTCAATATTTTCCTCGGCTGGCCCTTGGTGCCGAAAGCTGACATTGACCTTGTGACCCCAATCTTGGCTTTGCTTGAGTCGCTATGCGCTGGCGAGGACAACGTCGACGAGTGCGTCGTCTGGATCCTGCGCTGGTTGGCCTATCCGCTGCAACACCCGGGCGCCAAGATGCAAACCGCGCTCCTGATGTTTGGCGAAAAGCAGGGCACCGGCAAGAGCCTGTTCTTCCAGGATGTGATCTCCCCGATCTATGGCGACTATGGCACTGTGGCCAGTCAGCACCAGCTGGACTCCAGCTTTACTGCATGGCGCTCGCGCAAGCTGTTCGTGCTGTTTGAAGAGGTGCTATCGCGGGATGATAAGTACAGCCATAACGGCACGCTCAAGTACATGGTCACGGGCAAGTCCATGAGCATCAACCAGAAGAACTTGCCAGAGCGGGAAGAGCGCAACCACATGAACGCCGCTTTCCTCTCGAACGAGCCTCAGCCCATCCCGCTCGAGCTGGAAGACCGCCGCTTCATGGTGATCGAGGCCCGCAACAAGCGAGACCCAGACTTCTACCGGGCTGTCACAGAATCGATTGCACGCGGTGGCATCGAGGCCTTCTACCACTTCCTGCTCAACTTCCCGCTGGATGATTTCACGGAACACAGCAAGCCCATCATGACGCTGGCGAAAGAGCGGGTTATTGAGTTCGGTCTGAACGGCTGGATGTCGTTCCACCGGGCCTGGAAGGACGGCTATCTTACCGCACCGTACTGCTCTTGTCTCAGCGAGGACCTGTACATCATGTATCGACGCTGGTGCGACAAGAGCGGCGAAAAGCCCCTGACTCTCTGCAAGTTCGCTGGCCTGATCGGCAGCCGCGAGACGAAGACAAAAAAGAGCGTCGAGGTGGGCAAGAAAAAGAAGGCCACCAGGATGGTATTCATCATCGATAACCCTGACCACACTTCATCGCTGGATGAGCAAATTAATACTTTTCGAGATCTGGCCGACGTCCGGGCGGATGGTGCATTGCACGGTTGAGCAGGGTTGGCTTTAAACCCTGCAACGAAGTAAGCCTACTGCTGATTGGGTCATTGCAGGGTTAGCAGGGTCAGCATGGTTTCCGCGCACATGTAAGCGCTTTTTTCACCCAAGTATTAATGGAATATTTTTTTGACACACATACGTAACTACCCTGCATCCCTGCATACCCGGCAGACAGTCAATGTTTATAAGGGTTACTTTCTTGCAGGGTTTGAAATGAAGCCGGAAAAGCCTGCAAAACAGGCTCTCCGGTCGGCAAAGACAACTGAGGGCTACGAAAAATGCAAACGTGCAACACCATAGGAGGCGATATGACCAGGCAAAAGATTACATTGGGATGGCGTGGGCGCTGCGCGCCGGTGCCTGAGCTGCCCCTGGTGGAGGTATCGTGCAAGCTGCCTGAACGTGCAGCCTCTATCCCGGCGTCTGAGCTGCGGGTTGATCCTTGGGTACCGCCTGCCCCGCTCGATGAATGCCTCGCCTGCTGGAAGGCCTGGATGCACGGCGACGCTGATCGCAACCTCAGTGCGAAGTCGATGGGCGGCCTCGTCGGCAACACTGATGGCCATGGTGCAGATATCCACGAGCAGCAGCAGGCCCGTGACACACGTATTGCAGTGGCTACAGACGCGATGATAGACAGCCTCCCGCGGCAGCAGATCTGGGCTATCTATCGGCTCTGCTCACTGGCTACTCCGTGGCGCTTCCCAGGTGCCGATCTGGTTGTTGTGGGTGAGCAGGCAAGGCAGGCATTACTGGTCAAACTGAAAAAAAATGTTTGCACTTCAGTTCTTTTCTGATATTCTCCTGAACCATAGAGCGACTTCGTTCGCCTAAAGAAAAGCCCTGCCTAAACAGCAGGGCTTTTTGCGTTTACGCCGCTGTTTGCCAAGTGAGGCCACCGATGTCCGTCTTTCGTATCAAGCCCGTGGTCGTGACCGCGATCACCTTCGATGACCTGGTGCAGCATGGCCGCGACCACGGCGCGAATATCGTCAACGGTATGCCCTGGTCGTTCGCGTATAAGGGCAGGCCCATTTCGCATGAGAACGACGATTGCTACCTGATCACCGATGGCGGCAAGACTCACCAGGTGCGGCGTGATGCAGTTGTTGTGATCGACAGCCAAGGCTTCCTTTCGGTGCAGTCGGCCGCTGTCTTCCGCACGCTGTTCGAACCGGCTTAACCCAGGCCATGAAGCTGCAGTACTATCGCGCGCTGCTTATCCGCGCAGTGGAGGCCAGGGACACGGCGCTGCTCGATCAGATAGCGATCCAGCTGGAGGCCAGCGAGCAGGCGCATTCGATCCTGCGGTTCAAGGGCTATGGCATGCAAGGCATGATGATTGACGCCACTGCACGGCAAGTCCCAACTTCGCTGCCGTAGGCCATGGCGAACGCAGCTTACAAACACCTGTACAACACGCGCCGCTGGTACCGGCTTCGCCATCACCAGCTGGCCCAGCAGCCGTTCTGCGTGGACTGTGCACGCAGGGACCGCTCCACCGCTGCAAAAATCGTTGACCATATTCGCCCGCATCGTGGTGATGAGGCACTGTTCTTTGACGACCAGAACCTTCAGTCGCTCTGTAAGCCGTGCCATGACGGGGCGAAGCAGCAGTTCGAGAAGAGCGGGACGGTTCGTGGGTGCGGCGTGGACGGCGTACCCGTTGATGTAAATCACCACTGGAATGTGAAGGATTGACAATGTCTGCTATCGGCGGTGAGGTCGGCAAGCGACTGTGCAAAGCACTGGGACTTCCTCCGACCACGTACAAATTCACGATGCACGCTCAGGCTGGCGACATCATCAGGATCGAGTGCGAGTTCTGGGCCAGCTTCGACAATGACGAACTCATACGGGCGCTGGCGCAATACGAGCTTTCTCAGAAGTCCGAGCCAACACCGCTCGATACGGCGCTTGACGGGCTCGCGGTGCACAAAATCGATTGACCACGCCCAGGTACCCGGGGGGGGTGTTGATCTCTACAACGTTTAAAACATAAGACCGCTCCCTGACTCTATTTGCATGAGCGGGATAAATGGGAGGGGGGTATATCAGCCCCCTGGAGGAACAAAAATGGCAGGCAATTCAAACTCTGGACGTCGGGCGGTGCCTGCGACCGTCCACGCCATTCGCGGAAACCCGTCCAAGAAGTCCGCCGCCGAACTGGCCGACGCGATGTCGAAGCGGCCAATCGACCCGGCCACCGCCGCGCCGGCGTGCCCGGATTTCTTGACCCCGGACGCCAAGGCCGAGTGGCGCCGCATCATCAACGATCTCGTCACCCTGGGCGTGGTCACGAAAATCGACCGCGGCGAGCTGGCGGTCTACTGCCAGGCCTGGGGCGACTGGAAGCATGCGCGCAAAAAAATCGCGGAAAGCAATGATGCCGGCTACGTTGACATGACGCCCAGCGGCTACAAGCAGATGGGTGTCTGGATGCAGATCGCCAATCGGGCCGAAGATCGCATGCGCACGGCTGGCAATTCGTTCGGCTTGAACCCAGCGGCACGCACGCGCCTGGAGGTGCGGGTGCCACAAGGCGAACTTTTCCCAAATGACGAAAAAACCAAAGCAGCCGGTTATTTCTGACCGCTGCACGGAATTTGCCGCTGCCGTCGCATCAGGCGCAACAATCGCAGGCCCGATCGTAAGGGATGCGTGCAATCGACACCTGAAGGACTTGAAGGAAGGCCCCCAGCGCGGGCTGGTCTACGACCTGGAGGCAGCGAACCGCGCCATCGGCTACTTTGAAGACGTGCTCTGTCTCAATGGGGGCAAGTTCGAAGGCAAACCATTCGAGGTACTGGGCTGGCAGGCGTTTGTAATTGGCAGCTTGTTCGGCTGGAAGGGTCCCGATGGGCTCAGACGTTTCCGGGTTGGGTATGTCGAGACGGCAAAAGGTAGCGGGAAGTCGCCCCTGGCCGCCGGCATTGGCCTGTATGGATTGACCGCTGACGGCGAGTCGCGCGCGGAAATCTATGCGGCGGCGACCAAGATCGACCAGGCAAAAATTCTGTTCCGCGACGCGATCGCGATGGTCGACTGGTCCCCCCAGCTGGCTGGCCGCCTTGCAATATCAGGTTCGAAGGGCAAGGAGTGGAACCTTGCCTACAACAAAACATCGTCGTTTTTCAGGCCGATCAGTGCGGACGACGGCCAGTCAGGACCACGTCCGCACATGGTGTTGTTGGACGAAATCCACGAGCACAAAACCGGGCACGTGGTCGAGATGATGCGGGCCGGTACCAAGAGCCGGGCTCAGGCCTTGATTTTCATGATCACGAACAGCGGGACGGACAAACGGACGGTCTGCTGGGAGTATCACGAATACGGCGCGCAGGTGTGCGCTGGCCAGCTGCTCGACGACAGCTTCTTTGCCTTCATCTGTAGCTTGGACATCCTGGATGATCCATTCAAGGACGAGGGTTGCTGGCAGAAGGTAAACCCATCGCTGGACAGCGGCATCCCGGGTATCAAATACCTACGAGAGCAGGTTACACAGGCGCGCGGGATGCCTTCAAAGGAGGCGCTGGTACGTCGGGTGAATTTTTGCCAGTGGACGGAAAGCAGTTCGCCTTGGATTTCGGCTGATGTTTGGTTCGGTTGTAAAGATAGTGAAGGTCGACCGTACTCAGAATACGCCGGCCGTACCGGTGTTGCAGGGCTGGATCTGTCTAGTACGCAAGACTTGACCTCCCTGGTGCTGGTGTTGGACCCAACGGAAGAGGATCCAGTCCACCGCCTTATCCCCTTTTTCTGGCTTCCGGGGGACGGCCTGCATGCCAAGGCGGATAAAGACCGCGTGCCATATCTGGCCTGGCGCGACGCAGGATTTCTGACTGCACTGCCTGGTAAAGCGATCAATAAAAAGGCTGTGCTCAAGCAACTGAGCGGACTGTGCGAGATGTTTGAGATCCGCGAGATCGCCTATGACCGGTGGCGGATCGAGGACCTGCAGGCGATGGTCGATGACGAGGGCTACAACCTGTCGCCGCTTTCCCCGTTCGGGCAGGGCTTCAAAGATATGGCGCCGGCGGTCGACGAATTTGAGCGTCTGATGCTCGAGCAAGAAATTGTACACAACGATAACCCGGTGATGACCTGGTGTATGGCGAACGCGGTCCTGAGCAGCGACCCGGCCGGCAACAGGAAGATTGCCAAGGAGCGCGCCACGGGGCGCGTAGACGGCGCAGTCGCGGCAGTGATGGCAATCGGCCTCCTTGGAGCCGCTGAAACCGAAGCAAAATCTTTTTGGGACAGCCCTTGAAACTATTTGACCGACTATTTGGGCGCAAAGCGGCCCAGCTTACGTACGACCAGGTCGCTGATCTGATCGACGGTTCGAGCGGCGGTCGCATCGCGGGCGTGCACGTAAGCGATAAGACGGCCCTACAGGTATCCACGGTACTGGCCTGCGTTAAGGCTATCGCTGATGGGTGCGCGACCCCGAAGCTGCGCGTGTTTCGCGAGACCTCCGGCGGGCGGCGCGAGCTGGCCGACAACATCCCCGAATATCGGCTTCTGGCGCGCCGGCCAAATGAGTGGCAAACCTCCCTGGAGTGGCGCCGCCAGATGACACTACACGCGGCGCTCACCGGCACCGGGCTTTCCATCAAGGTGCGTGGTGGAAACGGTCGCGTGCGTGAGCTAATCCCCGTGCAACCTGGCCAATGGGACGTCCAGCATGTATCGCGCTATGAGCTCGTGTACCGGTGTTACGACCAGTTCGGCCTGATCGGTGAATTCAGCCCTGACGACGTGTTCCTGCTCAACGGCTTGCAGTGGGAGTGGGCCAAAAGCATGGACGCTGTCACGCTGGCGGCAGCAGCCGTGGGCCTGGCCATGGTCACGGAGCGCAGCCAGATGGCTATGCATGCCAACGGGCTGCGGCCAAGCGGCGTGTATTCATTCGAAGGCAATCTGAACGACCAGCAGCATGAACGCTTGACGAAATGGCTGCAGGCGAAGGGTGGAGCGGGTAATACGGGCACGCCTTTGGTCCTTGACCGGTCGGCCAAGTGGCTAAGCACCGCCATGAGTGGCGTCGATGCACAGCATGACCAGACGCGGCGGACCCAGATCGAGGAGATCTGCCGCGTCTACGGTGTGTTTCCCATCATCGTGGGGCATTCGGACAAGGCGGCTACCTTCGCCAGCTCGGAAGCGTTCTTCGCGGCCCACGTCAAGCACACCTTGGCCCCATGGCACGAAGCGTGGACCCAGCGCATTGATGAAATGCTTCTGGACGGGTCCGGGCCCCTCTATGCGGAGTTTGATACCCGATACATGACCGCCGGATCGATGAAGGACCGCGCCCAGTGGGCCAGAACCATGACCGAAATGGGCATCTACACGCGCAACGAGATCCGCGACGAAGAAGGTATGGACCCATTGCCAGGCCTTGATGAGCCACTTACCCCCATGAATATGAACCCTGGCCCCTCGCCAAAAGGAACCGAAGATGACACCACTGCATAACCCGCCTATGCCACGCAGCCGGAAGGACATGCCTGCGCCTGTCGCCATCAAGGCACCAGTCCAACGCAATTCCCCGCCGCTTGAGCGTAAGGAGGCAGCCGGCGGCCGCCAAGTCCGTTCATTTGCGCTCCAGATCAAGGCGACTGGCGACGATGGCAGCATTGAAGGCTACGGCTCGGTCTTCGGCGTCCGGGACAACTATGACGACGTGATCGCTGCGGGCGCCTTCCTGGCCACGCTGGCTGCGCACAAGGCGGCCGGCACAATGCCGGCCATGCTGTGGCAGCACGACGGCTGCCAGCCGATTGGGATCTGGACTGAAATGGTAGAGGATGCCAAGGGCTTGCGTATCAAAGGCCAGCTGGCACTCGAAACCACCTTGGGCAAGGAGGCGCACGCGCTGTTGAAGATGGGCGCCTTGAACGGCCTGTCGATCGGGTTTATTTCCAAGCAGTGGGCGTATGACCGCGAAAGCGAAGTCCGCACACTGACCGAGATCGACCTCTGGGAGGTATCCCTGGTTACCTTCCCCGCGAATGAAAAGGCGCGAATCACCAACGTCAAGTCGGCGTCCGACTTGGCGACGCCAAAAGATGCCGAACGGGTCCTGCGCGATGCAGGGTTCAGCAAGTCCGACGCGACGGCGCTGGTGTCGCGCGTCATGCGGATGGGAGAAGAGCGGAGTGATTCCGTGGATTCGACCGCCAAAGCCATGAGCGCCGCGACCCGGCTGCTCAAATCACTCAACTCCTGAAAGAGACTCATGAAAAAAGCAACTATTCTGGCCATCATGGCCTGCCACATGGCCGCCTTTACCGCCAAGGCCGGCGCCGTCCCGACCTACGAACAGCGCGATGACCCAAGCATCAATTCGGTGGCGGATTCGATCGAAAAGATCGCGACTGCCTTCGACGAATACAAGAAAACGAACGACGCACGTCTGGATGCGGTGAAGTCTGGCCAAAGCACCGCCGACTACGATGCCAAGCTCGCAAAGATGGATGAGCATATGGACGCCATGTCCGAAGCGAAAAGCCGTCTGGAAAAGCTGGAAGCGAAGCTGGCCCGTCCTGGCGTGTTCTCGGGCTCGGACGGCGAAAAGCGACAGAGCAAAGAAGAAATTGACTACAAAAATGCCTTCTTTGACTGGGTGCGCTCGCCGCGCGACCACGAATGCGAACAGCGCATGACTCACGCGCAAAAGGCGCTGGAAGCGAAAAACCTCGCGGATAGCCGCGAGCGCCGCGCGGCCCAAACCGTGGTCGGCACGAACGCGTCCGGCGGCTATGCCTTGCCGAAATTCATCGAGAACGCAATCGCGCGTCTCTCGGTTGATATTTCGCCTATCCGCCAGATCGCCACCGTTCGCCAAATCGGTACCACCGATTACCATGAACTGTTCGACCTGAATGGTGCCGGTTTCGAATGGCTGGGCGAAGGCGACACCCGCAACCAGACCAACACGCCCGACCTGTATGACATCACCCCGACCTTTGGCATGGCCTCGGCCAAGCCACAGGCATCGGAAGAGTCGCTGGACGACCTGTTCTTCAATGTTGAAGACTGGCTGACGATGTCGGCCACGGAAGCGATGACGGCCGGCGAAGGCGCCGCATTCATCAGCGGCAACGGTACCAAGAAGCCAACCGGCATCCTCGCAGGCCCGACGCCAGTTTCCACGGCTGATGCCGGTCGCGCCTTCGGCACGCTGCAATATATCGCTTCCGGCCAGGCCGCAGCTATGCCGACCAGCACGGATCTGTTCTACGACATTGTGTATTCGATCCGCGCGCGCTATCGCAACAATGCCCGCTGGCTCACCAGCAAGCTGGTGCTGGCGGCGCTCCGCAAATACAAGGACTCCACCGGCCAGTACCTGTGGCAGCCGACCTTGACCGCCAGCCAGCCCGACACCTTCCTCGGCTACGGCATCACCGAGGCTGAAGATATGCCAGTGGTGGCCGCGAACTCGTTCCCGCTCGCCTTCGGTGACTTCAAGGAAGGCTACTTGATCTGCGACAAGGTCGGCATGCGAATGACCCGTGACGAGATCACTACGCCTGGCTTCGTGAAGTTCTACGTGCGCAAGCGCGTGGGCGGCAAGCTGCGCAACACCCAGGCGATCAAGCTGCTGAAAATCGCCGTCTCGTAATCCAGCGAAACTATACCAAGCGGCCCCTGCGGGGGCTGCTCTTAGGAGAAATTCATGAAAATCATTGCAATCCAGGCGTTCTCCTGGGCGCATCGCGGTGTCGAAGTACAGGAGTTTGCCAAGGGCGAAGTTATCGAGACCGAGGACGAAGACCTGATCGCTGTCGCAACAGCAGAGGGCTGGGCATCGAAGGATGGGAAACCGTCGAAGAAGAAGTCCGGGCCAGCCGAACCTGACGCTGGCGAAAATGCCGACTCGCTGAGCGCCGAGGGCGAATAACGACATGGCCGCCCTTCAAAAATTCAACGACTTCGCCGAACAGGTTTTGAAGGGCGTTCATAATTTTAGCGCTCACACCTTCAAGGCGGCGCTCACCAACACTGCGCCATCGGCCGCTAACACTGTCCTGTCCGATATAACGCAGATCGCCGCGACTGGTGGATATGTCGCCGGCGGGTATCAGCTCGATTCGGTTGTTCTGTCGGAATCTGCCGGCGTTGCAAAGGTAGTGATCGCTGACGAAGTGATCACCGCTTCCGGCGGCGCGGTCGGCCCGTTCCGCTACGTCGTCATCTACAACGACAGCGCGACCTCACCGCTAGACGCCCTCGTCGGCTTCTACGACTACGGGTCGAACATCACCCTGGCCGACACCGAAACGCTAACGATCGACTTTGACGCATCAGCCGGTGTGCTGACCCTGACTTAATCATGGCGATCAATACCCTCGACCAGCTGATTGCGGCAGCATCGCAACGTGTGTCTCTGTTAAAAACTGGTGGGCGCACCACGGTGTCGACCTTTCCGTTTTCTGTGCTCGACCTGGCTGGCAACCCTGGTGCCGGTGTTCTGCCAGGCACCAGCACGACTGCGGGTGTCGTGCCGAACTCGTCGACGGCTGGATTCCCGTCGCTCAATGCGTTCGCCGGCGCGGCGATCGGCTACATCAACAAGATCGAGTTCTCGAACACGACTCCAAGTCGTTTTCTGCTGTTCGACCTGGTATTCAAGGCGGGCGCATACGCTTTTACGGCGGGCACATCATCGCTGACTGCGCAGCCGAGTTATTCGGCGCGCATGCTGGGCGGCACCGATTACACGAACACCGAAATCTGGATCGAAGTGTCGACGGCGTTCGCCACTGGTACCGCGTGGCAAGTTCAGGTGACTTACACGAACCAGGCCGGCACCACCGGCCGCACCTCGATCATCAGCGCGGCGCAGGCGGCAGCGGCGTTGACGCAAGGCAAAATGTTCATGCTGGGTCTACAAACCGGCGATACAGGCGTACAGAAAATCGAATCTGTGATCGTTACCAATGGCGGCACTGCGATGACTGCAGGAGCGTTCAACGTGCTGGTCATGCGCCGCTTGTGGCAGGGCCGCGTTCGTATCGCCAATGACGGCGACGTGCATGACATGTTCAAGACTGGGCTGGTGCAAATTTTCGATTCGTCAGCGCTGTTCTTGGTGGTGGCCGGCGATAGTACTTCTACTGGCGCGCCCGAACTTGTAATGGAAGTCGTCAGTGGCTAGTTTTTTCCGCTCTCAGCCCAGCGGGCGCCTGAGTGGCTTTTCTCTGATCAGGCACGCATCCGGCGAGCAAGCGGCGAAGATTGTAGCTGCTGAATTTTTTGGTCCGCTGGGTACCCCAGGCGGTAGTTACACACTGTCGGCTGCTGCTGCTGGCTTCAATTTAAGCAGCCAGGCTGCAACATTGCGCGTCGCGCGCCGCGTGGTGATCGCCGCTGGTGCACTTGCTTACGCTGGCGGCGCTACCGGGCTGCGCTCGGCACGCCGGATGGTTGCCGCGGCTGTGGCGCTTTCGGTCACTGGCAGCGCCACAGCGCTTTCGTACGGCGCTGGCGCCGCGGCGTACGCACTGACGGCAGCGGTGGCGACATTCGCGCTCGGCGTGGCCGGCGCTGGCCTGCGCGTCGCGCGGCGGGTGCCTGCATCGGTGTCCAGCTTCGCCCTTGTTCACATTCCCAGCGGCATCAGGTACGGCCGGTCCCTGACAAATTCTGTCGCGGTGTTTGCTCTCGGTGCTGCGGCATCGACGATGCGCGCACAGCGCAAAATTGCCATGGGTGCAGGGGCGTACCTGGCTACGGGCTTGCCAGTTGCATTCCGGCTGGGCGGCACCATCGATTACACGACCGCACCGGCCGGCGCCGGCTACGCGCGGCAACAGAGCGTCGCCGGCGTCCGGCAAGCGATGGGCACCTCGATGCGGCATGCTGCTGACAGTGGAGCGCGGCCTGTGCAAGCAAACTCAACGCGGCCAGCGTCTGGCAACTCCAGTCGCCCGGCAGCACAACAAAGGAACGCACGATGACGGACAAGGCAATATCGGAACCGATCGCGACGGCGGTCTCGCTGGCGTCCGCGCGCATCGCCGCGCGGGCGAATGGCACCGATCTGGACACCGCGATCGAGGATCGTGTCCGCTCGATCACCAGCGAGGCCGAGCAGATCACACGCCGCGCGTTCATCACTCGCCCGCGCCGAGTCACCCTGGACGCTTTCCCCGACGCAATCCGGCTGGAAGTGTCGCCGGTCGCGTCAGTGACGAGCGTCAAGTACTTTGACGAGGGCGGCGTCGAGCGCACCCTGGCGCCAGCCGACTACGACGTCGACCTGGTCAGCGAGCCGGCCTATATCGTGCCGGCGGTCGGCAAGTCCTGGCCGTCGACGCTTGACCGCATCAATGTTGTCAACATTGAGTACGTGGCCGGCTACGGAGCGAGCGACGCGGCGACTCCGCCGGGCGTCAAGGGCTACATTCTGGCGCGTGTCGAGGAGTTTTTTGGGCACGCCGAACCATCGCCGCACGTCGAGCGCGCGCTGGACAGCTACAAGGTGGTCGGATGACTGCGCCATTCCGGATGGATGAGACGATCACGATCGAGGTGCAAAGCGGCGCTACCGATCCAGACTACGGCACGCTCATCGACAGCTGGTCGACCGTCGCGTCGCGCGTATGGGCGAACGTCCAAGACGTTCTGCCAAGTCGGGCCGAGGTCACGGCCAACGCCCTGCGCATCGGTGCCCAGCGGTCCCGCCTGCGCATCCGCAATAACGCTGCCATTACCGCAGGCATGCGCGTCACGCTGCATGGCAAGGGTGACCGAATTATGCAAATTGTCGCTGGCCCAGCGCTGCTGGACGACCAGCGGCACACCGAATTTATGCTTGAAAGCTACTCGTCATGACAACGACAGACCAGACCATCACCGGTGGGCGCGAGCTCGATGCCTTCCTCCAAACGCTCGCGCCGAAGATCGAGCAGAACATCATGCGATCAGCTCTGAATGCCGGCGCGCGGGTAATTCGAGATGAAGCGAAATCTCTGGCTCCAGTCGGGCAGCCGAATGCTAATAATGTGGAAAAATATGGCGGCTACCAGGGAGCATTAAGGGATGCAATTCGGGTAAGTTCCAGAATAAGAAATGGTACTGTAAACGTTAGTGTCAAAGTCGGCGGGAAGGGGGGGAAGTCCCGATCAGCTGATGTTTTCTACGCTCATATGGTGGAATTTGGTACTGCCGCACACGAGATCAAGCCAAAGACCGCCGGCGGACTTTTCTTCGGCGGCTCCGTATTGCAATCAGTCATGCACCCCGGCTCCCAAGGGCAACCCTTCATGCGGCCAGCTTTTGACAACAAATCGGGTGAAGCGCTCCTCGCCATTTCCGCACAAATTCGCAAACGCCTTACAAGAGAGGGAATTAACACCCAGGCGCCAATTCCCACAGAGGATGACCAGTGAGCGCGGGTAAGGTCATTCGCGCGCTGCTGATCGCCGACGGTGGCGTACTCGCGCTGTGCCCGGCTGCGCGGATCGTGGCAGGCGTCATTCCGCAAGGCTCGGCACTACCGGCGATCTCGGTGATGCGGATCAGTCACTACAGCGCTGCGCGCATCGATGCGCAGGCGCCGACTGGCCTGGCAACCAGCCGGGTCCAGGTGTCAGTTCTCACAAAGGATTACGCGGTTGCGGACGCGCTGGTGATCGCGGCGCGCAAGGCGTGTAATTTCCAGCGCGGCAGCCTGGGCGGTGTGGCCGTCATCAGTGTCGTGCGCGACGTCGAGGGTCCTGACATGGAGAACGACGACGCGAGGATCCAGTATCGCACGATCGATTTTATGGTGACCTACCACGAGCCGAACTAGCAGTAACATTTTCACCAACCCAAACCGCATAGCGTCCGCTTGCGGTTTTTTTACGTTTAGAGGAATACCATGGGCACAGCAAGCGGAATCTTTAAGCAGGTCAAGTACAAAAAAGAGGTCACCTACGGCGTTGTGCCGGTGGCCGCATCCTCCCAGGCGATTCGGCGCGTCACGTCGAGCCTCGACATGACGAAGGACACCTACCAGTCCGGTGAAATTCGGCCCGACTTCCAGATGGCAGACTATCGTCACGGCACCCGCAAGGTGGGCGGCGCCATCAATGGCGAGCTCTCGGCCGGAACCTATAAGGACTTCATGGCTGCAGCGCTGAAAAAGGTATTTGCTGCGACCGCCCCAATCACCGGCGCTTCGATCACCATCGGCGGTGTGGCGGGTGCCTGGACCTTCACGCGCGCAGCTGGCTCCTTCCTCACCGACGGCGTCAAAGTTGGCGATGTTATCGCGCTCACCGCAGGTACATTCAACGTCGCGAACAGCAACAAGAATATTATGGTCACAAACGTGACTGCATTGGTACTGACCGGGCTGGTGGTAAACGGCACCGTACTGGTCACCGAGGGGCCTATCACCGGCGCGACGGTTACCGTCCGTGGCAAGAAGTCGCTTGTGCCGCAGACTGCCCACACCGACGAATCGTTCTCGATCGAGCACTGGTATCCGGACGTGCCGACCAGCGAAGTATTCAGCGGCTGCAAGGTGTCGAAGCTCGGGTTTGGCCTGCCACCGACCGGCATGGCAACCTGCGCGGTCGAATTCATGGGTAAGGACGGCCTCACCTCGGCAGCTGAATACTTCACCGCCCCGACGCCTGTAACCGCCACTGGCGTGATGGCGGCTGTGAACGGTGTGCTTCGGGTCGGCGGCGTGACTGTGGCAAATGTCACCGGGCTCTCGATCGACGTTGTATCAGGCCAAAGCGGCGAGCCCACTGTCGGCAGTAACACGGTGGCCTTCCAGGCCGCCGGCCGCGTCCTCGTCACCGGACAGATCACCGCCACATTCGACTCGACCGCTCTGCGTGACGCGTTCTACAACGAGACCGAAATCAGTCTGTATGCGGTCTTCACGGCCGACAACTCGGCTCTTTCCGATTTCGTCGCATTCAGCATGGGCCGCATCAAGGTGGGCGGTGCAGCGAAAGATGACGGCGAAAAGACCATCATCCAGACCTTCCCGTTCCAGGCTCTGCTCAACATCGCCGGCGGCGCCGCACTGGCCACCGACCTCACCACCCTGGCTATCCAGGACAGCGCAGCGTAAAGCTGCATAACCAGCACCGGCCGGCTCGCTGTCGCCCTTTCGCGGGGCGCGGCGGGCCTGCACGGGCATTTATCAACTCCCGCGAAAGTATCAAATCATGCAAAATCAACCACAACTGTCCGACCTGGCATTTAAGCTGATCACCGACCTCGATATCGATGCCTACGAGGACATTGCAGTTGGCCGCTTGGTCCTCCTGGATCCGAAAACCAAGGCACCCACCAGCTCCCACATTGACCTGGCCAGCCCGGAGCACGAGGCCCGCAAGCGCATCGACCTGACGCGCACTCGCAAGCTGCGCGCCGAGTTCTCTAACACTGGCAAGGTGCCGGCATCCGACCCTGTCGACGATATTGCCGACGAGACCGAGTATCTGGTCGCCTCGACGTTGGGCTGGAGCTTGACCGCCGGCGGCGCGCCGCTGCCATTCTCGGCTGATGCAGCTCGCCGTCTGTACACCGATCCCAAGAAACAATGGCTGCGGGCCCAGGTGCTGGCCGGTTTGAACAAGACCGAGCTTTTTATCAAGGACTCCGCAAAAGTCTAGCGGAGTATTGCCGCGCCCAGTACGAGCTGGGCGCGCGGCAAGGCGACGGCGCCAGCCTGCGGGTCCACCTACAGCGCCTGGGCAAAAACACCGGCCGATTTGATTCAAGGCTGATGCTCGAGTGCCCATTGCTGTGCCGGCCGATCTGGGAGGCATTCACCCGGCTGGGTCGCCCGCCGTCGATGAACGGAATCGAGCGGATCTCGAATCAAGAGCTTGCGGCGTATCAGACGGTCTACGGTGTCCGGTTCTCACGGTGGGAGCTGGACACCTTGGCTTTGCTCGACGCGATTGCGGTCGAGATTTCAAACAAGAAATGAAGGGACGGACATGATCGTTGGCGATATGGAAATTCGGCTACGGGCTGACATTGCTCGCCTGCAGGCGGATATGGACCGGGCGCGCCAGGTAGTCGGCGGTGCCATGGACCGCATGAGCCAGGCCGCCAACGTCGCGAAGGCTGCAATCGGCGCGATCGCTGGCCTGCTGTCGGTCGCAGCTTTTGCATCTTGGGTCCGAGGTGCAATCGATGCGGCCGACGCGGCCAGCAAACTGTCGGCCAAAACCGGCATTGCCGTCAAAGACCTGGCTGGGCTGCAAATGTCGTTTGAGCTGGGCGGTGTTGGCAGCGATGCCATGGCGAGCGCGATGTCGCGCTTATCCAAGGGCATGGTCGAAGGAAACAAGACGCTGGAAGTCCTTGGCGTCAGCGCCAAAAATGCCAGTGGAACATTCAAGAGCACGCGCGACGTTCTCTACACCCTGGCAGATAAATTTGGCGGCATGCAGGACGGCGCCCAAAAAACAGCCCTTGCGATTCAGCTTTTCGGGAAATCGGGCGCCGACCTGATTCCGATGCTCAACGGTGGCTCCGAGGCCATGCGCGAAATGGACGAGATGGCCATCAAGCTCGGCATGTCGATCAGCGAGGAAACGGCCAAGAAGGCCGAGGAATTCAACGACACGATGGACCTGGTCAAGATGGGCAGCGAAGGCGTCGCCCGTGGCATTGCTGCGGAACTGCTGCCGACGCTGTCGGGGCTGGCGGGGTCGTTCCTGACGACGATGACGGAGGGCGACAAGCTTGCCAAAACCGGGCAGTTCCTTGGCAACGTGTTCAAGTTTCTTTATTCCGCCGTCCTGGTCGTCGTCGAGGCGTTCAAAACGGCGGGCACCATGATCGGCGGCGTGCTCGCCAACGTCAGCAATGGCGTGGCTGGACTGGCCGAGATCGCGCAGAAGGTCATGGCGGGCGATTTCAAGGGCGCATTCGAATCGGCAGCGATGACCGTGCGCAAGTCGAAGGAAATTATCGTCGCCGTCAGCGAGGACGTGTCGACCAGCTGGGGCGATACCGGCAAGACCATCACGGGCGTCTGGGACGGCGCCGGCGCCTCGGCAGTCGAGGCGATGGTAAAAGCGCGCCGGGCCGCCACCGTCCTCGTCGCAGATTCCGAGACAATTGCCAAAGCCGAAGCGAAGCGGAAAAAGGACGCCGAGGCCGCCGAGAAGGCGCTGGCAAAATTGCGCGAAGCTTTAAGTAACGAGCGTGCATCAGCATTTGAGGGAGCAATGGCCGAGGTAAGTGCCAACGAAGCGCTGGTAGCGACATTCGGAATGACTAAGCTTCAGATCGAAGCTCTTACCGTGGCAAGGATGCAGGACCGTCTGGCGCAACGCGCGTCACTAGAACTGGATGCCGAGGATGTCGCGCAAATGGAGCGGATGATCCAGGTCCGGCAGCGGAACATGGCGGCGATTGCCCAGCTTGACGAGCTGGAACAGCAAAGAAGCATGTGGGCCTCGATCGAGAAGACCGCCCACGACACCTTCGTCAGCATCTTCGACAGCGGCAAGTCTGCCTTCGATCGGCTGCGCGACACCCTAAAAAATGGGTTGCTCGACCTGCTTTACCAGATGACCATCAAGAAATGGATCTTCAACATTGGCGCCTCGGTTTCTGGCGGTGGTGTCGCTGGCTTGGCCCAGGCGGCAACCGGTGGCGACGTTAGTGGCGGCGGGTTGAGTTCAGTTTCGGGCCTCGTATCCATGGCAAAGGCCGCATACTCGGCCATCAGCACGGGCTTCGCCGGGATCTCGACGGCGGTCGCGGATACTGTGCAGGGCGTGATGTATCAGACCGGTATGACCAGCCAGATCGCTGGCAATGGCGCCTTCGCCACGGGCGCCGGGACGGCAGTGAGCTACCTGGGCGGCGCCGCCGTCGGCGTATATGGCGGGCGCGCAATCTCGAATGGCTATTCAGCGATCGGTGGCGGCTCGGGAAATACCGCCGTTAATGCGGGCACGGCAATCGGTGCTGCTATCGGCAGCGTGATCCCAATTTTGGGCACCGCGTTCGGCGCTGCGATCGGTGGCGCCATCGGCGGCCTGGTCAACCGTGCTTTCGGCAGCAAGCCGAAGGAGACCGTCGCGACCCGGTTGACCGGCACCTTTTCCGGTGACACATTCACTGGGAATTCGGAGGCGGATTGGCTGAAAAAGGGCGGCTGGTTCCGTAGTGACAAACGCGGCACAGATAAAACCGCACTGACGGCGGCCGATACTGAACCGCTGGCGCAGGCCTTCAAGGCAATTAAGTCCGCCACCAGCGACTATGCCAGCGTGCTTGGGCTGAACGCCGACTCCATCGTTTCAGTCACCCGGACGATGAACATCACCATGACCAAGGATCCGGCCAAGAACGCGGAGCTAGTCGAGAAGTACTTTGCGGACCTGGCGAACACCATGGCTCTGCAGCTTGTTCCAGCCGTTGCTCAGTTCAGCAAGATGGGAGAGTCGGCCGCAGTGACGTTGCAGCGGATCACGTTCGACTATGCCTTCCTGGACCAGGGGCTTGCCGCAATCGGCAAGACGTTCGGTGCAGTGGGCGTGCAATCGATCGCAGCTCGTGAACGCTTGATCGAGCTGTCCGGCGGGATCGAAAACTTCGGCAAGAGCTCGGCATTCTTCGCGCAGAACTTCTTGAGCGATGCGGAGCGCCTTGCACCTGTTTCCGCGTCCGTCCGCAAGTCGATGCGAGAACTGAATCTTTCCTGGGTCGACACCCGCGAGGAGTTTAAGAATGTCGTCCTCGGCCTCGACCTGACGACTGAAACAGGGGCCAAGACCTACGCTGCCTTGATGAAGGTGCAGGAGGGGTTCGCTCAGGTGTATCCGGCGATGCAAGACGCTACCGATGCTCAGGCGCTCCAGGCCAAGGCCCGCGAGAACCTGACAAACGCATACGGCCGGGAAACCGACGCACTGCGCACGCTGATCGACGGCATGAAGTCTGCGCGCTCGAGCACGCTCGCCTACAAGGATTCCCTGTCCCTGGGCAGCCTGTCCACGCTGACGCCTCTGGAAAAGGCTGCTGAAGCTCAACGGCAGTACGAGGCCAGTCTTGCCAAGGTTCGGGCCCGCCCTGGCGATGCCGAGGCATACGGTGCATCCCAGTCGGCTGCGACCGCGTACTTGACGGCAAGCCAGGTAATCAACGCCAGCAGCGACGCCCAGGTGCAAGCGGTCGCCCGGGTGCAGGCGGACATGGCCATGCTGGCTGAATTGGCCGGCTCGCAGATGACCGACTCCCAGCTGCAGCTGACGGAAATGGAGAAGCAGTACGGACAGCTGGTCACGTTGAATGAGACCGTGCTCAGCTTCCGCGACGCGCTGCTCGCTGTCTATGCCCTCCAGTCGGAGGCCGCCGTTGCGGCAGCTCCCGACCAGTTCCCGGAAATCAACTATTCGGAAATGGGAACGGCAAACATGGCGCCGTTGGTCGCCGAGATCGTCGCGCTCCGTCAAGAGGTCGCGGCGCTTCGTGCCGACCAGCAGCAGCAAACGGGTGCCCTGATGCAGAACAACGAGCAGGTGAATATGGCGGCGGCGGACCGCGTGGTCGCTGGTGCAACTGCGGCAACGCTCAGCGCGGCCTGGAAAGAGCAGAGCGAAACGGATATTGTGAAATGAAGACTGACGCCGAATGGGCGGCGTGGTTGGATGATTCCGACGCGCGCCGCGTGACCTTGTACCGGATGACAGCCAACAGCGGTGCTGGCGACTTCACCCGCCGGCTGTCCAATAAACACTTCGGGAATGCAGCCGCGGCCACGCCTTACCAGACGACCGTATCCGGTGGCCTGAAGGTGACCGAGTCGATCTCGTTGTCCGGCCAGGCCAGCCTTTCTGCGGGCGATATCGAGAATTTCAACCCGAACGGCGATCTCGACTCATGGCTGGACGACGTCTGGGCGAACAAGCCTTTCGAGGTGCTGGCTGGCGACGTGACTTGGGCCGAGTCGGATTTCCGCCAGATTTTCAATGGCGTTCAGGCGGAGATTGGTTCGAAGAGCCGCAAGGCTCTAAACATCAAGATCCGTGACAAGTTCCAGCGCTTGAACACGCCGATCAGCGAGGCGAAGCTCGGCGGCAGCACCCCGAACAAGGACGCGCTGATTCCGCTGTGCTTTGGCGAGTGCCACAACATCACGCCGCTGCTGATCGACCCGGCGACCCTGCAGTACCAGGTGCACGACGGCCCAGTCGAGGATATTTTCGATGTACGGGACAACGGACGCAAGGTAAATGCCACGGTCAATAATGCAACGGGCAAGTTCACGCTCGCGGCGACGCCCGTGGGAGCTGTCACCTGCAGCGTCCTGGGAGACAAGCCGAGCGGGGTCTACAGCGACACGATCTCGAAGCTCGTACAGCGCATCGTGATGGGCTACGGTAAGGCGACCGATCGCTTTACGTCGGGCGACCTGGACGCGGCAAACCTGGCCGCCTTCGAATCCGCGCACACGCAGACGGTGGGCCTGTACGTCAGCGATCGCATGAACGTGATCGACGCGATCGCCCAGCTGGCCGGCAGTGTCGGTGCACAGGCGGTCCCATCGCGCGCCGGCCTGCTTCGGCTCATCCAGATCAGTTTCCCCGGCACCGCTGCGGTCGATTTCCCGCGTTCTGGCCAGCTCGACAGTTCGATTCAGATCGTCGCCAGGAGCGAAGTAGTCGCCGCGGTCAAGATCGGCTATTGCCGGAATTACACGCCGCAGCCTGGCCTGCTGACGAACATTCCAGCCCAGCACAAGGACCTGTATGCCACGGACTGGCTCTCGCAGACTCAGACCGATTCGGCCGTCAAGGCCGCGTACAAGCTCAACGACGAGCCGGTCCAGCGGAATACCTGCCTGATGGTCGGGTCTGACGCCCTGGCCGAGGCCGCGCGCGAGCTGGGCATTCGCAAAGTCGTCCGGACGACCTATCGGTTCGAGGCGCCGCCGACGGCGATGCTGTATGAGCTGGGCCAAACCTGCCGCCTGTTCAGTAATCGATTTGGCCTGGCCGCTGGCAAGTACGGCGTTATCACCGCGCTTGCGCCGGACTGGTCAAATTTCCATGTTACGGTCGAGGTAACTATATAAATGGCAACTCCAAAGAACGACCGCGATGTGCTGATCCTGGCGGGACCCCGCACGGTGAATCTGCCGACCGCGGCCATCGACCTGTCGCCGACAACGAATGCTTTCCACGTTGATACGGGCGGCGGCTTCGATCCTGCCTCGATCTCGTTTGTCGCTAAGCTGACGGACCTGGAGGGAACTATCACCTTCACCGCAAGTGGCGCAACGCTCACCTCGGTGACCGCAAACAGTGCGGTTGTCACCTACGCGAACATGCCTGGCGCCACGGCGACGGTCACTGCCTCCATCACGGTTAATGGAACGACGTTCAGCAAGACCGTGCCGATCACGAAGGTGCTCGACGGCGCGGCCGGTAGTGCAGGAGCGGCTGGCCTCAACAACGCGACGGTCACCATTTACCAGCGCACAAACAGCACGGTCGCCCCAACGCTGCCGAGCGCCACGACGACCTACACGTTTTCCAATGGTGCCTTGAGTGGGCTGAACAACGGATGGAGCACTTCACCACCATCCTCTACCCTGAGTGGGGCGTATCTGCATGTCTCGACTGCGACAGCGTCGGCAAGCACTGCGACGGACACGATCGCTGCCGGCGAATGGGCCACGCCGAAGATCCAAGCTCAGAACGGAGCCAGCATCAACAACATTGTGCCGGACCCGACCTATCGTGACCTCGGCTTCTGGAACCGCAATATCACCGGTAACTCGGTGATCGACTATTCTGCTGGCAGCACGACCTGGAAGATGGCGAGCAGCCTCAAAATTCAGGAGACCGCCAATACCCTGGTCGACACCAGCACGGGCTATTTCCCTATGACCCCGGGCGCAACCTATCGGGTCGAGATCCAGGTCTTCCTCAGCACCGGCTTCACCGGCTCGTTCTCGCCTTTCTGGTATGTCCCGGGCGCCCAGTACCATCCGATGGGATGCCCGGCCACCGGATCGACCTGGGCCGGTGACGGCTTGCAGATCTCGTTTAACACGAGCTCGACTAAAAACGCGATCACGACCTACACGGCTGTCTTCACAGTGCCTGCCAACGGAACCAGTTTCCAGGGGCAGATCCGCTTCAAGACCCAGATGTCGGCAGGCTACATCGAGGTTGGCAGCGTCAGCCTCGTGCGGATGGCTAACACCGAGCTGATTCCCCCAAGTGTGACACTGACGACGCCGATTATCGTGACCGGGTTCAGCGTCGCCTCTCTGTCGGATTTGAGCGGAAGCGGCGGCGCCGCCGGCGTGGTCAGCAGCCGTTCATACGGCGCCAGGACGGCCAGTGCCAGCGGCGGAACTTCGCCCTACACCTACAGCTGGAGCGTCAGTCAGTCTGCCGGAACATACCCCATCACCAGTTCGGGGAACACCACGGCGACCATCACGCTTGGTGGCAAAGGCAAGGACGAGTCGAATGATGCAACAGTGACGGTCACCGTTAACGATTCGAGCGGGTTCAGCGCGACCAAGTCATTCAACCTGTCTGAAGTCCACGGGACGCCACCATGATCAAGCGCTATTACGCCGAGGTGCTTCCAGACGGCACTGTGGAGCAAACACTCATTGTCAGCGATCCGGATGAGGGGCCGCCACAGCTGCCAGAGACCGTGCACGATTTCTACCCGATCCCAGGTCCGTTGGGCTGGACCCCGCCGCGCGCTGGGATGGTGAAAAAGTGGATTGACGGTACCGATGTCTGGGTCAGCACGGCGGACCTCGAAACGCAGAAGGCCGAGTCCATTGCGAAGGCCTACAAGGACGTCGACGACGTCTACCGCGACGCCGTGGGCAATCGCACCACCGAATACAACGAGGCCGAGCAGGACGCACTGGCGTTCAAGGCGGCCGGCTACACCGGTACGGTGAGCGAGTACGTCTCATCGTACGCTCAATACAACCCGACCGGGGTGGTGCAGTCCGATCAATGGGCGGCGGACGTGATCATCGCGCGCGCGAACGCCTTCCGGACGGCCCAGCGCCTGATGCGCAGTGTGCGCTTCGCGCGCCAGGCCCAGATGCAGGCTGCCGCGAATGACCAGGAGCTTGCAACAGCGGTCGCACTCTGGTCCGGATTCATTGCGCAGCTGCGCATACAACTTGGCCTGCCACCTAAAGGGGATTGAATGCGCTATTCCGATGTCCGCAGCACGATCAAGTCAGGCGACCTACTTGCCTGGAGCCACCGCGGCTGGGGTTCCTGGCACGACTTCAAGATTCAGATGGTCAGATTCTTTACACAGAGCGAATACAGCCACGTGGCCACGGCCTGGGTGATCGGGGGGCGCGTGTTCGTCATCGAGGCGGTCGAGCCGATGGTCCGCATCTACCCACTGAGCAAGCTGGGCAGCTTTTACTTGATCCGCATGAACGCTCCCTGGATGCTCGGTACCGAGGACGCCGCGCTCGAATGCGTGGGCGCCGATTACAAACAGCTGCACGCGATCAAAGCTTTTTTCGCCCCGTTGGCGAAGGGTGACGTGAGCGAGTGCGCAGCGCTGGTGCTCGATCTTATGATGCGCGACGGCCAGTACCTTGGTACGCGCGCCACGCCGAGCGCCGTCGTCCTTGAAGCCCAGAAGCTGGGTTATCCAACACTTTTGATTGAAAACTGATGGCAAACCTTCGTATCGTTTCCGACAACGCGGTCGACCGCGCATCGTCCCTGGTCGCCTCATCGGTGTCAGGATTGCTGGCGGCCGCAAACCTGCTCACGGATAAGAAGTCGCAGACCTGGCGCGCAGCAGGGACGGCGGCCCGGGTCAACGCTCTTTTCTCGACAGCCGAGGTGCTGGGCTTTGTGGGTCTGGCGTTCTGCAATTTGTCGCCCACGGCTACCATGCGCGTGCGCATGACGAATGAAGCGTCGTCGACGAACCTTGTGGCCTTCTCGGACAATATCGCGGCCTGGGTGACAAACGGCGACACGGGAACCCTCGGGTTCTATGGGATCGCGCCTGATGGGACCCCCACGACTACCTACATGGCAAACGGCACCCGGTACCGCACAGTGGCTGCGACGATCGGCACAGTCTACACTTACTCCTACTACGTAAAGAGCGCAGGTGGTCCAGGAGCCGCCTTGTACGTAGACGGGATGACCCCTACGCTCACCGCGACGTTCACTTTCTCCACAAAAGCCTTCACGGGCGTGTCGGGCGGAGTCACCCCCCAGTACAAGGACATCGGTGGCGGCTGGTACCGCGTTGCGCTGACATTCACAGCTACGGGCACAAGCTTCAATGTACACGTGGTCACTTCGGGCGGAGCTATAGAAGTGTGGGGTGGCCAGGTTGAAGTGGGCGGCCTGACGTCGTACTACCCGAGCCTACAGACCCTTGCTTCCCGCTCTTCAGGCGCAACCTATATCGACGCTAACGGTTTGATCGCAGTGGCCACGACAAACGTCGCCCGAATGCAGTACCAGTACCCGAGCCTCGGCACCGTGCCCGCTCGCCTTCTGGTGGAAGCCGCGGCGACCAACCTGCTGCTCTACTCAGAGGGCATCAACAACGCTGTTTGGACCAAGGGCGCAACGAGCATCGGGTCTCTCGGTACTGACCCGGCTGGAGGCACAGCAGCCTACTCTGTAGCGGATACCACAAACAACAGCCTACACTACTTGCAGCAGGTGATCACCCTCGCGGCCTCCACGAACTACACCCTGTCGGTGTTTGCGAAGGCCTCCACGTGTACCAAGGTGCAGCTCATCAACGCGAGCCTGGGCGCCTTCGCCAACTTTGACCTTGTGGCAGGCACTGTTACGTCGACTGGCGGCACGGGGTATGTCACCTCGAATATCCAGCCGTTCCCGAATGGCTGGTTCCGCATCTCGTTGTCGTTCCTTTCAGCGTCCGCCTCGGCGCAGTCGATGCTGATGTCGATGCTGAATGCCACCGGAAGCACGACCTACGTAGGCACCGGTTCAACCATGTCCGCCTGGGGTTTCCAGTGTGAGGTCGGCCGTGTTGCCACCTCGTATATTGGCACTGCTGCCACGACCATCAACCGCTCGGCAGACGTCCTCAACACCTCCGGCGCAGGCACCCGGCCACTCGGCTACATGGACTGGTGGCAGAGCTACACCTACGACAGCGGCGCAGTCCTGTGCTGCCCGGCGCCGGCGCGCGTTCCTCGTGGCCTCACCGCTGCGCAGGCGGCCAGTGCCTACGCCTACGGCGGCGGCACCTACGCGCGCGCGTGGAACGCCCAGGCTCAGGGCGCGTGCATCGCGCTTGCTGTCGACATCGTTGACACTGCGAACCTGCAGGGCTACATCGAGGCCGGCAGGCTCATTGCAGGCCCGTACTGGAGTCCGGTGTACAACGCCTCAGCCGCTCCGCTGTCAGTGGTCGACAACACTGAAACCTACGAAAACGACGCCGGCGACCAGCTGGCCGACGCGGGAACAATCCGCCGCAAGGTTTCGATCGACATGAACAACATGCCGCCGGCCGACCGGGCAGTGGTCGCAAACATGCTGATGAACAGCAGAGCGTATCCGATCCTGCTCAGTGTTTTCCCCAACGATACCGATTTCGCGCTCGAGCGCGACTACATGGTCTGGGGGCGCAGGGGCAAGGACTCGGATATCGCGATTCAGAACTCAGTCACCTACGGAATTTCTATCCCTGTCGTCGAAGTTTAATTCAGTCTGATTTCATCAACAGCCCGCCTTGCGCGGGTTTTTTTATAGGCGTCGAAATGTCCACTCCGCATCCTCAAAGGATTATTGACTTGCAACTACCTCTGCCCTGGCTTTTGTCCTCATTCGTTGCTGTCATGACGGCCCTTTGCGTTATGACTTGGAGTATTGCCGGCCAGTCGAACAAGTTGGATCAGCTGATTGCAAATACATCGAAATTGGAGAAACGCGTCGACGAGCGCGACACTCGCACCGATAGCATCAAGGAAAACCAGTACGAAATGCGGCGCGTGCAGGATTCCCACGCCATGCGTCTGGAAGCGCTCGAGCGGAGCATTCGGAAATGACCTATTCACTGTCCGACCGCAGCAAGCAGCGCCTGGTCGGGGTGCATGCGGATCTGGTGCGCGTCGTCGCGCGCGCGCTGGAACTGTCGGAGGTCGACTTCGCTGTGCTTGAGGGTTTGCGCACGCCAGCGCGCCAGGCTGAGCTGGTCAAGGCCGGCGCGTCGCAGACCATGCGCAGCCGTCACTTGACCGGCCACGCGGTCGACCTGGGTGCGTTTGTCGCCGGGTCGATTCGCTGGGACTGGCCGCTGTACGGCAAGATCGCCGCGGCCATGAAGCGCGCCGCCGGCGAACTTGGGGTCGAGCTCGAATGGGGTGGCGACTGGCGCACGTTGAAGGACGGCCCGCACTTCCAGCTCACATGGAAAGCATACCCATGATGATCTGGGCGACCCACGGCGCTGCTCTTTTTGTCGGGTTCGTTCTGGGTCTGGTCGTTTTCGCCTACCTGCTGGCCCTGATGCAGGCCGACTTAAACCAAACTTTTACCACCTCACCCGAAAGGATCACCATGCCACGCAAGCGCAAGTTTCAACTCGTTGACGGATGGCGTAACGCCTGGCGCTGGATCAGCGTCAACTGCATGGCCGGCGCCGTCGCCGTCCAGGTTACCTGGGCCTCGCTCGACGCCGAACAGCGGGCGGCCCTGCCGTCATACTCGGCGACGGTCGTCACGGTCGTACTCCTGGTGCTGGGCATCATTGGCAGGATGACGAAGCAGAAAGAGACGGACAAGGCGCCATGACACCGCTCTTGATCGCGCCGCTGCGCGCGCTAGTCGGCGCCGTCTTGCTTCTGGCCGTTGGTGCAGGGGCCGGCTGGACTGTGAACGGCTGGCGCCTGCAGTCGGCTCTATCTGAGGAGCGGGCCGCGCGCGCGGACGAGAAGGCTGTACAGGCGGTGGAGGCAACTTTGACCTTGCACGCGGACGCCCAGGCCATCAACAGGGCGGCCAGCGATGTTCTGGCGGCCCAGCGGGCAATGGCGCCCAAGTTCGAACAATTCCAGAAGGCACTAAAAAATGCGAAACCACTCCCTCGTGATTGCCGCCCTGATGATCTCCGGGTGCGCACCCTTGAAGCCGGTATTGACGCTGCCAACGCGGCCGCCGCTGGACACTAGCCTCGCGGCGCCATGCGCGCCGATGGGCCGGCCAGCGGCCGCGGACTATGACGAGTGGTTGGTCTGGTCGCTGGATCTGATGCAGAAATACAGCACGTGCGCGGTGCGGCATGCCAAAACGGTCGAGGCTTGGCCGAAATGATCATGTAGCGATAACTGGGCGGAACACGGGACAATTCGTGGGTATCGGCTTTGTTACTGCTGATTTCATTTGTACAATGGGCCTCCGATGATATCCGTGTGAAGTGATTATGAAAATGAAAGATGAGACGAAACCGTTTGCTTCGGGACTGACTGCTTTTCAAGCTCGACTACACGAGGCCATTCGTGACGCGCGATTGTCGCTCAGTCCAACCGCGTTCACGGAGGAGTTCAATTTGAGAACTCAGCAGAAAAAAGTCACTGTTCACGCGGTCCGAAAGTGGTTGGTTGGTGATTCCTACCCTGTCCAGGAGCGTCTAACAGAAGTTGCGCGGATGCTAAATGTCTCGCCGCAGTGGCTTAGATATGGCGAATCTGGGACGCAGCCAGAAAGCGAGACTCGAGGTCGGATCCCACATGAGGAAGTACTACTCTTGGCCGACTACAGGAAACTCAATCCTGGCTCTAAGATAGCTGTGCGCGATCTCATCAAATCGCTTTTGAGAAACGGCAACTAAATATCTGTACTCGATTCTTTGCCGGCCAAGCTTGAGGATCCTATTGAAGTTGGCAACATAGCACGTGCGCAGTGCGGCATGCCAAAACCGCCGAGGCTTGGACGAAGTGATTTCGGCGAAGCCTTAGCAAAAGCTGAGGTAAGTCGAGGGTACGCGAAGCGCCCCAGTTCGAGTTTGGTTCGGCCGCCGATCGCACGTTAAGGGCACAAATTTTAGCAGTCTGTTTAAGTAGGGCGTCGGCTTTGCCTAACAAGTTTACTTCTTATCGCGCGCTTCGATCCCGTCCCTCTTGTCTTTAGGTAATTTCAAATATGTCTCGTTCACTGATCTTGGATGAGAAATCATTTGCTCCGCAATACTATTAACTAAGGTAAATAGTTGAATTGCGAGGGGTCGATCGTCATTCAAGTCAATCGATCCAGGGTGAACCGCCTCGTTGCCGACAACACGGACTATATCCAACGATTTTTGTATTAAGGGGTTTAGCCCTTTACTGACTAAACTCTTAATATCCTTGTCGATATTTTTTCCGGATTCTCCTAGATGAACGCAGAGCTTTTGAATGCCTAGTCTCAGTAGAGCTGCTGCACCTCTGGGAGATAGATCAACTATGCTCCGCGCTTCGTCGAAGTCGTGCTTGACGTCGTCAGGTAAGTCAACATTCGGAAGTACCGGCAGCTGGACCGGAGGGTAAATTATTGAATCGTCAACCCATAGAGCGATTTCTCTACATGCATAGCATTGTGACGCGTGCAGAAGATTAAATCGAAAGCCCCACGAACTTTCCCCTTTCTTGCCAAGGTATATGCGCCCAAGTTGTTGTTTGCTCAGGATATCAAGCAAGACTTCCCTTTCCTCCTTGGGGATTTCAGAGGAATTTTATATGCGCTGTCGAGCGTCCGGATCAATTCGATAGGGGACATCTTGTGAGCCGCTGACTGTTGAGCCATTTAGCTCATACCAGGTCTGCGAGGCGAACGCTCCGCAATGTGGGCAAGAGAATGAATTGCTTTCAATACTGGCGGGTGCGCGCATGTTTTTGATGGGTGTATAGGGACTAGTGCCGAAATGGATTGTTCATTCTAAGCGAAAGTTAGGCGTGTGGACGCCTGCACTTGCGTAGGTTTTGGCATAACTTTGGCTTGAGGGTTGCACCCTCTATTTGAGGAACCCCCTATTCTGGAGGCGTTATTCCCTAAGTTCTTCCAATGAACGTAGGTTGCCTTTCGCAAGTTCATAAAGACTATACCGCACATTGCGCGCCTGAATTTTGCTCTTTGATTCTATGCCGCCTTGGCAAATTTCGGCATGGGTAATGTCGTCCGCGTCGGCGGTATCAAAAACAAACAAGCCCCGCGCGCCGGTTTCCTTGCAAACAATTTTTCGTATGTCACGAACGGAGAAAGGTACAAAACCCCAAAGCTTTCGTTGGGGTTTATCGGGCGAGTTGCGATTGTACTCATGCGCCCTCGCTTCGCCTTTTTGCGTAAGCTCGGCAAGGGTAGAGTAGGCAAACCGATTTGTGGAAAGTCCATGGGAGCTGCAGACATCGAAAGCTTTCGGAAGCAGTCCGTCGCCCGTCGGGGAGATATGGGTCGGATCAACTACCTGCTGGTAGATCACTTCATCGTCCTTGACTATGCCGGGTGAATGCTCTGAAGCTGTCTCGGTTTCCCATTGAGCCAAAACGGGCGATTCCAATTCTTGGAGAAGTTTACACTTCTTATCGTTGTCTTTTTCGGAGTCGAAAAAAGCGCGGCAAGTCATTTTTTCCTTTAAGCGAATTCGAAATTTTGCTCAAGGATGCGGCCAATATTTTCTTCATACCAGTTCGAATCGATGTCGTTCACCACAACATCTTCGAGCAATTTGTGCGCATCAGTGGCGCGTACGCGGGTATAGACAGATACTGTTGTATCGGAATCGACATCAACATCGATATAGACCCTGTCATTGTCCCAGTACATACCAATGTGTCCTTCAGAATTCCGCATTAAACCTGGCAAAGGAATGCTGCCGGGTAGCTTTCGTAGAAATTGGTTTGCAATGAGGATATCTTCAATGCGCGAGGGCGTGTCGCCATTGTTAACAGCGTCCCCAACTGGCATATAGCTCATCAGCTGTTGGAAGAGTCGTTCTTTTAGAACCTGTGCTGTGACTGGGGCGGCGACTGCTGGCGGTGTTTGCGCCATCGCAACCGACTCAATTGCAGACGCCATCGCGGTGACGAAGGTAGTCCTCGGCGCGGACAATTCGACTTGCAGAGTTGAATGAGGATTCGCTGCCTTCGTGCTGTCTTCCCACTTTGGTCGCTGAGTGCTGGTAGCGAGCGTTACTGTTGCGACCAACGCCATCGTAATTGGGTCCAT